ATAAACAATGACGCTAGTTCGGGACTAATTCTTACCGACCCCAATTCGATTGGAGATGTTGGGGTCAAAAGACTGACGGGTGTTTTTGAAGATAGTAGGCGAGGAAAAAATAAACATCGAGTGGTTGTTCTACAAGAAGGGGTGACGGTTGAGAAGATCACCATCCCGCCTGAGGATGCTCAATTCTTAGAATCTCGTCAGTTTAGCATCCAAGAGATCGCCCGCTTCATGGGCGTTCCGCCGCACATGCTGTCCGACCTATCCAAGTCCAGCTTCAATAATATCGAACAGCAGAGTTTAGACTTCCTCTTCAACACCATCCGTCCGGAACTCGTGAAGATCGAACAGAGGATCAACAAAGTCCTGTTAGCCGACAGCTCGGAGTTCTTCGTAGAGTTTCTTTTCGATGCTCGACAGCGCGCCGACCTGGCCAGCAGATATGAAGCCTATTCAAAGGGATTGTCAGCAGGCTTTCTTACCTCTAACGAGGTCAGAGGTTTCGAGAACCTCACGCAAGTAGAAGGTGGAGACCAGCTTCGGGTTCCCCTGAATACGGCCCCTATAGGAGAACAGCGTTCTTTTGGAAGGGAAGCCGAGCTAGTAGTCGGCGACAAGGTAGAGGTATTCGTACCCGATCTAAATGAACACCCCGACACGCTCGGTCGAGGAGACCACGACGGAACTCTCAGAGACACCGACGACGATCCTTCCGAGAGACAGTTACCGGCACACGTCACCTTGCGAGACGAGTTCCGAGAAGAGTTTCGATCAGCGGCCGCCCGGATACTTGACGAGGAGATGCCGGAATTTCATAAGGTCGTAGAAGCGAACGTTACGCCCGAGAGCTTGCAGCAAATCAACGACTTCTTAGACTCTCACAAATCATTCGTCAGGAACGAAATCGAGCCTCTGTACCGACGGTTCTGCAAGCAGATCGCCGCAGCTACTGCGAAGGAAGCAGGCCACGAGGCTCCTGATATTGAGAAGTTCACTGACAAGCTTATCGATTCAGCGGTTATTCGGTGGATCAAATTCAGCCGAGGATACCTAGATACTTTGCAGAAGAACAAAAGCAGCGCGTGGCTAGAAATGTGGAAGGATCTGCGCGCCTACGAGTTCTCCGATTCAGAATCCACACAAGTACAGGGAGCAGCCGCCCGCGCCTCCTTTATAGAAATGGGTTTCACGCGGCTTGTCTGGAGAAGCAGGGGTGACGCATGCCCTGAATCTCTCGACGGTAAGACCATCGAGATTGACGGCCATTTTGTCGAGAAGAATGAAACTCTAGAACTCGATGGGTGGGACTTCACGAGCCAGACGACTCTCCGACATCCCCCCTTAGATCGAAATCTCCACTGCACCTGCTACGTCACAGCAGAGTAGGAGCGTAAAGGAAAAAACTATGCCAATACCAAAACTAGAAACCAGATTTCTAAATGCAGATATGTCCGTTAGAGCCGTCGACAATGGTAACGATGGACATCTTCTAGAGGGTAAAGGAGTCCCCTTCAACGATCTCAGCGAAGACCTGGGCGGGTTCCGTGAACGAATCTCTCCCGAAGCCTTCGATCTAGATCATACTATCAAGTCCTTTTGGAGTCACGACTCTAGCTTGGTTCTGGGCTCGACCAAAGTTGACACCCTCCGCCTAGAAAAGAGATCCGATGGAATCCATTTCGAACTTGACTTGCCCGACACGACTACAGGAAGAGACGCCTTCGAAAGCATTCAACGGGGTGACGTTGATGGAGTCTCATTCGGATTCTTCACCAAGGAGGATCGCATTGACTTGGTAGATGGAGAAGTCATCCGTACCGTATTACGGGGAGAGCTAATCGAAATCAGCCCGGTCGCATTCCCCGCGTTCTCTCAGACGGAAGTATCTGTAGAACTGCGATCAAAGATAGATGCCCTTCAGAAGGCTGAAATCGACCGGCTGGAAGAAGCCCTTCGATTAGCGAATGAAGAGACACATACGGCGATAGTCGCAGCAATCATTGAAGCTAATCAAGAGCTGAGTGAAGATGCCTTGGGTGAGGCCATTGCTCAAGAGTTATTTGAACGCAAATCGGCTGAGACCCACAACGTAGCAATTCTAGAACGCGAATTAGATCTACTCGCACTCGACGAGTAGCAAGACTGACGAAGAGTTCCCTTCAGCCTAACAACGGTTAGGTTGAACCCTAAAAACGTTTAGGCTCGACTCTTTCAGTAACTAACCAACTTATACAAGGAGGTAATGCTTATGCCATTGCCAAGACACAACCAAGACGAGTTGATGGAGAAACGAGCCAATGTAATTGAACAGGCTCGGGAACTTGTCAACCGCGCCAAAGAAGAAAACCGCGATCTCAACTCTGAGGAGAAGGAACAGTACGACCGAATGATGGACGATGTTCACTCCTATAAGACGAGAGCGGACAGAGAATTCAATCTATCGGAACTAGAGAAGGAGCTATCTACTGCCACTCGACAGGCTCCCAAGCCTGAACAACGAGGCAGCGATCTTCTCTGGATTGTAGAGAGCACCGCAGGGGATGACCCCCGCGGAACCGCGGAGTACCGCGGAGCATTCAATAAGTTCCTGAGAACCAACGACATGACTGAGATTCGAGCCCTAGAACAGGGCGTAGCCTCAGAGGGTGGAGCACTCGTTCCGACCCCTCTCTCCGACGTCATCGTCGGAATTGCCGAGCAGTCTATGTCGATCTTTGGACTTGCAACACGAGTCCAGACAGAGTCGGGAAATTTTGATCTAGCCAGAGTTGTTACTTCTGGAACCGCTGACCCGGGAGCAAATGAAGAAGCCAATCTCTCGGCCCTATCTACTGATCCAGCGTTTGGAGTTCATCAGCTAAGCACCAACAATCGAAAGGCATCGAACTACGTCGTTGTATCGACTGAATTGCTAGATGATAGCAAGTTCGATCTTGAAGCCTTTATCGGTGAGCATGGTGGAAACGCTATTGCTGAACAGGATGAAATTCAATACGTCAGCGGTGTAGGCACCAACGGCCCTACCGGCTTCCTGAGCGACGCCACTGTAGGAATAACCACGAGTGCGGCCTTTACCTATGCCAACCTAATGGCTCTGAAGTTTGGTGTCCGACAGGGTTGGAGACGAAATGGAACTTGGGTAATGAATGACGTTACTCTAAGCCAAGCCCTCGTCTTAGAAGATACTGGGAACACTCTCATCTTCCGACCTTCTGAAGTTGCGGGAGGAAATGACAACCTATTGGGCTCCCCTCTTAGAACTTCCTTTGCTATGGCCGGAGACGCAGTCGGTAATAAGCCGATCGCCTTCGGAGACTTCTCCAAGTATTACATCGTAGAGAAGCCCATGGCTATTAGACGATCCGATCACATTCTGTTCGCGACGGATCAAACTGTATTTAGATTGACACGAAGCAGAGACGGAAGACTTGCCCAGGATGACGCTGTGCAGGTAATCAGTCGAACGAGCTAATCATTGTTTTCAGATAGAGGCGTTTCGTCGGAAGCATCTCTATCACAAGGAGATTTGTATATGACATTACCATTAGACCTAACAGGGCTCTGCCCCGACAAAGACAGGGAGTCTGAACCCGGGAGTTGTTGTTGGGCTACCGCGACACAGCAGTGTCTAAATAGTAGGAAAGCCAGAAGGAGAACAACGTAATGTCTACGTTCAACTTTACTTACACGAATCAAACCTCAATAACCGTGGTGCATGGGTTGAACGACCCTAACCCCTTTTGGGTCTTGTATTCAGACACAGGAGAAGGCTTCCTTCCCGATCCCGGTTCTCCGACGGTCATAGACAGCAACACTCTACGATTCGATTTCGGAACTCCGACTACGGGCACTGGGCAAATCATTTCCATCTTAACGCTGGTTGCAATTGGTCAAGCGGACACCTTCACCACCATTCAAGCGGTTAAGGATTTCATGAACATCACCAGCTCGGGTTCGGACACGGTTCTAGCTGTTTCGATTGGAGCAGTGACCACGGAGATGCAGAACTATATGGATCGGTTGATTGTGAAAACCTCTCACACCGATGAAAGACATAATGGGGACGGTTGGACAGCCATCCGTCTGGATCAATTCCCCGTGACCACCACTGGAAGCAACGCTCCTGTAGTCACCGAACAAGACGTAGTTATTGATTCAGACGATTACCACGTAGAAGGAGCTGCGGGAATTATCCAACTCAAAACGGCACGATTCATTACCTCTAATTGGCCGCAAGTCAGTGTCGATTACGAGAGCGGGTTTGTGCTGGGAACTCCCGCAGATCTGAATCAAGCAACCATCAAACAGGTAGCGTATGAGTTCAGATTCCAGGGAGGTCGAGAAGAC